TGTTGAGCGTGATTCCTCGAATGAACGATGTAGTCATAAATTCAACCACACCCTTTCTCTTTAGATAGTCATATGCATCTCCTCTTCCAAACAATTCTTGGAAGATTTGATTGTAGGGAGACTCATATACTTTTTGCTTGTCTTTAGAGCTGCCTGGCAAGAAACCCATATCTCTTGTTGGCACAACACTTCTACAAATTACAACCTTTTCGATTAGTCCTTTGTCTTTATTCTCTAAGAGGTATTGTAATGCAAGATACAAAGAGATAAAACTTTTACCAGTACCAGCTATACCATGCAACAATAGATGTTGTCCTTCACGAAAACTTTCAAATGTCCTTCGTTGGTTTTCAGTTAGTGGTTCAATCTTTTTAAGTTCAAAGTTTAGCTTGTCTTGTAGTGGTTTGGTTTGATCTTTGTGTCCAAGTTGTTTGAGGATTCTTTTTTGTTTTCTTGTTAGTCTCTCAGAAGCTTGTTCTTCCATTTGACCTCTACTAGAAAGTGTTAATGGTGCTCTTTGTGATTCCTTTCGAGTTCTTCTTTTTTATCTCTCTTAAGATGTCACGGAACCCTTGGTCTGGCTTACCCATACCCCTGCCAGAACTAATCAAAGGTGCACCACTAACGGTTTGTTCAATGTGGGGATTTGCTTTTAGATATTCTTCACGCTCTGAGATACCCATAAACAACTCATACTCTTCGCCTGTTTCTTTATTAAGAAAAGAATATGTTGGCACTTTACTCCTCGTCTTCCATATCGAGTAGCTCGTCAATGTTACGAGTCTTTAGTGCACTTTGAAGGCGCTTTTCTTTGCGCTTGTTGCGATTGGAGTACTCAAGAAAATCTTCGTGATCTTCGTACATGTCGTCTCTTGCGTAATGCTTTCTTGTCTTGCTCATGGAATTAACCCTGGGAATGCCTCCTTAACAATTTCTTTTGTGATGCCTTTGTACGGAAACTTTTTATCTTTAACAGCAATCAAGAGTTCCGCATCCTTGCGTGCTACTGATTCCAAGAGTTCGATAAAGATCATCTCTCTCTTAGACTGTCTTAGGTTGGGCGCGCCACCCTCCACGAAGTACACGAGCTTCCGAGCATCGTGCTTCAGTACGTTTTGATTATCGAGCATTTCACTAGGCTTGTATGGAGGGGTGCCTGGTGGGAGAAGAAACTTAATTCGTTCATCCAATGCTCCCTGAAGAATTGTACGCATTGCAAAGCTATCATGCTTCTTGAGCTCTGCAGCACGATCACCCTTCTTCAACTTATTAATTTTTTCTAAAATTTCCGATAGACCTTCAACCATATTAAAACTCCGAAATGTGTTCCATAAGATGTTTCAATTTAAACTTAATGAAGTAGTCGAGAAGCTTCTCTCTTGTCTTTCCTTCTTGATTTGTAAAGCTAGTAGTAATAGCTTCCTGAAGGTCCTTAGGAGTTTGGGATAGGTCAATCAGCTGACGATTACGCTGATAGTTTCGAAACAAAGAATGATCGAATTTTGTACTAATATCCAACTCAACTAGTTCTTCAATTTTCTTCTCTCTCAAAGGCTTCTGTCTCTCCCCTACAACAAAACAATTGTCGTTGGATAAAACATTTGGAATACCATCACCACTATCACCCTTTAAAATGTGTTGCATGAGATATTTATGAGGATTGTCATGCTGGATCCACTTCTTTCTAGTTGGATCGTATTGCTTCACACGTTCATTGTGTAGCTGAATAAAATCCTTATCCCCAGAAAGAATTAGAATCTTTGATTCATCAGAATTCTTGCAGAGTGTGGCAATAACATCATCCGCTTCGCATGATTCAATGTCAACAACTTTGTAGGGAAAGTAATCTTTAAGTTCCTGACGAATGTTGCCCATGATCTGGAATATCTGCTTCCAGTCTAATTCGGACTTTTCAATAGCCTTCTTGCGGTTTGCCTTATAGTAAGGAAACACCTTCTTACGCCAAATGTTTGTATTGTCACATGCAATACAAATATCGCCATACTCATTGCCAAATTTTTGCTTGTAAGAACGAATGGCATTCAACACCATGTGTCGAATCATGTTCTCATCAAGATCAATGTTTGTGTGATTTCCAATCTGCATATGGAGATTGGCTAGCATAGTCTGGTTAAGGTCAACAATAATCATAATAATTTGCTATCATTTATCTTGATAGCTATTCTCCTGTTCTAATTGTTCAAAATTAATATCAAGTTTGGGAGTTAGCCCATATCCTTCTGCATTTTTGACAAATGCTTGTTGTGCTAACACTTGAAAAGGATGGTACATATCATAATGCTTCATTAAAACAGCACGAACAGCTTCCACGATCAACGAACATGATTTAATATTTTGCTCAAACTTATCGCTATCCAGCAATGTTTCTTCATTGCCCGTGACTGGGAAACCAGCCAGTTCGATGTTGTTTGTG